GCCTTTTGTTGGACACATAGCAAAGTTTCTCGGTAAGTTCTAGTGACATAAATGTAACACTCTAAATTAATGCGGCTTCGGTCGCATTTTTTTATGTACTTCTCCTTAAAAGTGTGGTAGTATGGTTACATGATAAGGAGAATAGCATGATTATAGTTAGAGATATACAAGACGCAATGACAATGAAAAAGAAATTGTCTAGTCTAGCTCGTAGAGCTCATAATTATAACAAGACTCGTACTTCGATTGTTATCGAATTGTATGAGCTTTGTGAAGAACTGGAAAAGAATATTGAACGTGAAGAGCGTAACATAGAAGCGGAGGTAATATAATGTACACGACCCGGACATCGGATTCTTACATTGCAACTTTTATGGATCGTGATGATCCACAAATTGCAGACCTTAGATCTTTTGTATCTAAATGTAACCGAATGTTGAAAGAAGATGGTAAGTACCAACGGTACTATATCAAACTTCAAGCACGTGGTCATAGGCGAGGCGTTCGTCGGTACAATCAGTCACTGCCTCTCAAGTATGCCGACAGAGTCGATGCATACATTTATGAGAGACGTGACTAACGCCAGCTAGTGAGTGGACTTATGGTTAGTCATGGCATCTCACTGGCACCTTTTTCTCCCCAACTTAAGCAGCTTCGGCTGCTTTCTTTTTATATAAATAGAGATAAGTTTCTATGAGGTATACATGGCTACGTTTGCAAAAATGTCTAGGGCAGAATGGAACAAGCCCGTTAGCGGATCGAGAGAAAGCAGAGTTGACGTTTTTATTGACGCAATAAAGGCCGGAGATCCAGTTAGTGATATTGAAGGTAAAGACGTATATGTTGCTAACACACAAAAAAATATAGATGCAATAAAGAAATACGTATCTGATTCTACATCAGGTTCAACTACTACTACCTTTGATTTAAAATCTGGAGGTACAATAGTTTCAAATCAGATTGGTAAGTCACCATTATTTGGTGGTCAAGGTTCAGGAGCAGGTGCAACCGGAGAGACTGCAAAGTTTGAATCATTACAATGTTTGTATATTGCCGCAGTGCTAGGTGAAGGTTTAACACACGAATTCTCACACTATACGATAGAGACATTAGAAAAATATAAAGATGCAGTATTTGTAAGTGAACCTTTTGATAGGTACACATCGATTGATGGATCATGGCACATATCTGGATTTAAGATAGCTGAGAAATTAATCAAAGCAAAATATGTAACTAAAAAACACACATTGCATCGCGGTGATAAAAAAATGGATTCGTTGTATGCGTTAAAAAATAAATTACGCAGAGCTGAAGGTTTACCAGCAATTAATCACGATAAATGGAATCCAGGTGATATATGGGCAATTAAGAACCAGAACTCACTTGCCGGCAAATTAACTCAAATAAAAACATTTGGAGAACTAAACGAATTCATTCTTAAGAGTTTTATGGATAAAGAAATAATAGGAATTTCTCTTAAGAAAGTAAAAGCAAAAGAAACTGTTAAGCTTACTGACTATAATGTAGAAGAAAAAGATTTAGATACACATGTGTTTACAAGAGTTACGTTAGAAACTGCAGTAGGCAAAGGAATATTCTCATCTAAGAATGGAATGTTTTTCTTTGATAGAACAAGTAAAGCAGACATACGTGCACCTAATTCTTTTGGCGCTTTGAATATGGAACTACAAGGTAAGGGTGCGCGTGGGGGTAGAACTGGATATGCACAAATTGTTTATTCAGCAGCAACTCATTTAAGAAAAAGAATGCCGACAAATAAAGAACTAGTGAGTCAAGCAAGATTATTGTCTGGAGCAAATCCTCCAAAGAAGATGGTAAATGACTTTTATAATTTAGTGAATGCAGTAAATCCTGAAGTCGACAAAATGACATTTGAATCCGGTTTATCATCTAAAAAAGGTCAAGCACATTTTATACACCCGCTATTAGGGGCTGCACATCTTGGTGCAGCCCTTATGAACGCAACTCAAAAACAGCGAAATGACTTTACATCAGAAATAGTAAACGTTATGGGAGCCAAAACAAATGATTCGTCAGCCTATACAAAGGCATCAGCATAAAGGATAAGATAGTGAAATGGATAAGCGAACATGATCCCATCGAGGAACATGATTTAAATATAGATGTCGATCTTCTATATATGGACTATATCAGATTTATAAAAGAAAACAAACACGCGACAGATGACGCCCGCAACATTGACTTTAATGCAGTATGTGTCAATAGAATACCTGGCGATCCTAAATCGGTTACTGGTGGTAATGTCAGAGGTAAGTATTGGACTTATCCAACCGATAAGGATGAAGAGGAAGAACGTCTGCCATACGTAGATGAAGCTGCATATACTGAAATTTGTCCGGAATTTGAGGACACATACACCGAAGAGGTGTTTAAGATATTATCGAGTAAGTGGAATGTTGGTAGACTCAGGTTCTTGATGAAACCCCCCAGATCGTGCCTGTCTTGGCACAGAGATCCAGAGCGGAGAATCCATATTCCACTTTACACCAACAAAGGTTGTAGAATGATTATTGAAGATCGTGCGTATTATATGCGTGCAGATGGTACAGTTTACATTACGGACAATACTGTATATCATAACTTCTTTAATGGCGGTGAGGAAAATAGAGTGCATTTAGTTGCAACTAAATTAGAATAAACTGTGTACATTCAATTAGAAATGTGATATAAGGGTTGTATGGAAAACTTTAAAACAAGCATAACCGAAAACAAAAATACGCATATGACCCATATCGAAGATAAGGTTATATACGGCGGTGTCAAAGGAACACGAGATGCTATTATGGCCTTACGTTCTTTGAGAGATATGTTGGCAGGTCAACACGAAGGTAATGTGTCAGTTAAGTGGGATGGAGCTCCAGCAGTATTTGCTGGTATCGATCCGACTGATGGAAAATTCTTTGTAGCAAAGAAAGGTATCTTTAACAAGAATCCTAAAGTCTACAAGACTCCAGCAGATGTTGATGCTGACACCTCTGGTGATCTTTCTGACAAACTCAAAGACGCTCTTAAGTTCTTACCGCAGCTTGGTATTAAAGGAGTTATACAAGGAGACTTTCTATTCGGTCGTGGTGATGTAAGCAAAACAAAGATAAACGGTGAAGAGTACACCACGTTTCATCCTAATACTATTGTGTATGCTGTACCAAGTAAATCTCCAGCTGCAGCTGCAGTAAGAAAAGCAAAGATGGGAATTGTCTGGCACACAACATACACAGGTAAAACATTTGAAACTATGAGAGCTTCATATGGTGTAAATGTTTCTAAATTAAAAAAATCTAATGCAGTCTGGTCTCAAGATGCTATGCTAAGAGACTTGACTAATATAACAATGTCAAAACGTGATACGGAGGAAGTGAATGAATATCTTTCACAAGCTGGTAAAATCTTTAACAAAATCTCAGGAACAACCCTCAGGCAGCTCGAAAAACAGGAAGAGCTACAGAAGCTCATTGAAACGTACAACAACTCCTTTGTTAGATCAGGTACAGTCATTGGAAATACAAGAGGACATGTATCTGGGCTCATTCGTTTCATCTCGCAAAGATACAAAAAAGAAATAGATAAACGCAAAACTGAAAAAGGTAAGACCGCTCAACAACAAAAATTAGATATTATACTGTCATTTTTTAGTATGCAGAACAAAAAAAGTTTAGAACAATTATTTGAATTGCAAAAAGTTATAGTTTTGGCAAAATTAAAACTTATAAATATACTTAATAAGTTAGCGAAGGTGAAGACCTTCGTAAAGACACAAAATGGATACAAGGTAACTGGAGAAGAAGGTTACGTTGCAATTGATAAACTTGGTGGTGATGCTGTTAAGATTGTTGATCGAATGGAATTTTCGTACAACAACTTTAGCAAAGATATATTAAAGGGATGGGATAAACCAACGAGGAAGTAAATGTATAGTTTTAAAGAACTAATGATAACGCCTATTGAAGATGGCGAAGACGAGTACCTAAAGTACCGTGCGATGAAACGTCGTAAGCATATGTATGAAGCTACGATTCCTGCTGGCCAAACGGCCATGACAAAGAAGCCTGATCTTACCAATAAAGATAAGAAAACTATGGGTAAGATTGCAGATCTCATGAAGCGTGCTAATGAAGCTGCACCAAAAATAGATCAAGATAAATTCGCTGCTCATATGGCTAAAAACCAAAAGCCAAAGAAAATGTCTTCGACACAAAAGGCTTTGTCTGATATTAGTAAACGCGCTAATGAGGACAATGAGGAATCTACAGATGAAGCGCTATCAATGGCGTCTCGTCGTAAGCGTTCTCGCGATATGCGCAAAAATAAAAACAAATTAAGAGTTGCCCGTGCCCGAATGCAGAAGCGTATTGCTAATCCTGAGCGGATTAAAAAGCGTGCGAAAAAGCAGGCGATAGATAAGATCTATAAAAAATTGACAAAAGGTATGTCAAGAAAAGATTTAACGCCTGGTAAAAAAGCAGAGCTTGAAAAACGTATTGCTAAGATGAAGCCAAGAGTTAACCGCATAGCGAAGAAACTTTTGCCATCAGTAAGAAGAGCGGCACACGGACAAAAATGATAAATCGATTTAGTGAATACTTAGTAGAAGAGGAAAAGGTAGGTTATTTGGTCTTTGGCCGAATGAATCCTCCTACTATTGGACATGGTAAATTATTAGATAAGCTTGCCAAAACATCTGGCCGGGCACCTTATCGTATCTATCTGTCGCAGTCAAATGACGAAAAAGATAATCCGCTTACTTATTCTGACAAAGTAAAGTATGCACGTAAGATGTTTCCTAGACATGCAAGATCTATTATTATTGATAAAAAAGTAGTAACACCCTTTCATGCATTATCAGCAATGTACAATGCTGGATTTAAAAAGGTTGTCATGGTCGCAGGATCTGATCGCGTAAAAGAATATGATTTACGTCTGAACAAATATAACGGTAAAAAAGGTGGTCACGGGTTTTATAACTTTGACGGCGGTGTTAAGGTTGTAAGTGCTGGACAGAGAGATCCAGACGGTAAAGGTGCCGAAGGTGCATCTGGTACTAAACAAAGAGGTTATGCAAAGAGTAATGACTTTACTGGATTTTCTCAAGGATTATCTAAAGCGATATCAAATCCTGATGCAAAGAAAATGTTTAATGCTGTACGCAACGGTATGGGATTAAAAGAAGAACACGAATTTAAAAGACATATTCAACTCGAGACTGTATCAGAAACAAGAGAAGCTTTTGTTAAAGGTGAGCTTTTTGAACTTGGAGAGCAGGTCATTGTTAAGAAAACATCTGAGGTTGGTAAAATCACAGTCATTGGATCTAACTACGTCATCGTAGAAACTTCTGATAAGACTACGAGGCAATGGCTAGATGCTGTTGAGAAGATTGTAGAAGAAGCAAAGTACGATTATGGAACCGATGCCTCAGTAAAGTATATGAAAAAGACCACGCCTGGCCAAAACGAGGATAGTACTCCTCAGGACTCTGATATTAAAGATCGTAAAGGATCACAACCAAAAGATTATCATAGAGGCCTGAAGAAAGCAACAAAAGTAGCAAGAGATCGGCACTTTAAGAAACACGGTAAAAAAGCAGATAACGATTCTAGTGCATATAAGCCAGCACCAGGCGATAAAAAGAATAAAGGTAAAACCAAGCCATCAACTTGGACAAAGAAATTTAAGCAGATGTATGGGGATTAAATGATAAACTTCAAAGAATATATTGCAGAAGATAAAGCAGGTAGTTCACTTGCTGATAAATCTAAAAAGTCAGGTATCTCTACAGGTACTCTGCGTAAAGTATTTAATCGTGGCGTTGCTGCATGGAAAACCGGTCACAGACCTGGCACCACACCAACTCAGTGGGGACATGCACGAGTTAACGCCTTTATTGTTAAAAAGAAAAAAGGTGGCCTCAACCACGATAAGGATCTAGCATAATGAAAACATTTTTCGAACTCTCAGAAAGCGTTAAGTCTGCTGATAAAAAGCCAGAGGAATATACAAAGGCTGATGGTAAAAAAGCTACACGTATGATCCCTGTTGATAAAGAAGTTATTAAGCAGGAAAAAACTCTTGAATGGCTTAAGTCTGCCTTGGCTAGAGAAGCTGCAAAAGTTAAACCACGTCAAGATGACATGGAAGAAGCTTACGAAAACACAATGTACTGTAAAAAGTGTGGGTGTGAAAGAGGTAATCCAGATCCTGACTGTTCATGCAAAATGGAAAACGCTTCATTGACAGATGCACAATGTTATTCAGAACAATCTAAATGTGGATCTTTACGTAAAGAAGACGTTAACGAGCTAACAATTGCTGATGTCCAAAAGGCTACTGCGATGGCAAAGAAACGTCAAGCAAAAGAACGTGAAGCTGGAAAGAAAAGTGTATCAACAGCAGATCTTGCAGCACGTATGCCTAAAAAAGAAACGTTCGAACCTCACATGATGTATGATCCTAAAACAGGCAAGGGCTATAAAGCTGAAAAAGAAGCCGATCACCTTCGAATGAAGAAGATGGGATACACTCACGACAAACCTAAGAACGAAGGCGTTAAAACATTTGCCGAGATCTCAAAAGGTATGGCCGGCCGTTATATCAAAAAGGCGCAAGTAAGTACAGCAGATGCTGCAAAGAGTACTGAGCGTGGATACGCTGACTCACGCTCGCCTGATCGTGATATTTCTAAAGCAGGAAGTACTCAAGCTAAAAAAGGTATTAAGACATTTATTAATCGTAATAAAGGTACATCTACCGCTGTTAACAAATTGACAGGCAAAGCAAAGGTACCTGCTAAATGACAACTACACGAGAACACCTAATGCAAATATGGGGTATTGAACAGGTTGCAGATCCACACGCTGCAACTGCCGGAGATGAAGTAGCAGAAGGTCCGGCAAGAGATCGTATTCTAAAGCAAATGGATAAAGCTAGTGGTAGAACACAAGCCGATCGTGAAGCTGATGCAAAGAAAGCTGCGGAACGACGTAAGGCTGCAGATAAAGACTTAGCTGATTTTAAAAAGAAAATGGGATCATGATAAAGTTTAAGCAATTCATATCTGAAAAAAAATCAGAGTCTTGGGAAGCAGGATATAAACGTAGAGTTGTGAAAACTACTGATGCCGATCATAAAGCTGATGGCTATAAATGGAGAATCAAAGGTAAAGAACGTCCTGAGATTTCTATTAAATTATATAAATCTAAACCAAATCAGGCCGAGTTTAATCGCCAGATGAAAAGAGTAGCGGGGCATGAGTTC